ATGTACGAAAAGGCCAATCCCGGCGCGAAAAAAGAAGAGGTTGTGCAGGTTAAAGAATCTCAAGCAGTTCAGCCGTCCGCTCCGGTAGAGGCTGAATTAGTCGATTTGGTAGACGTTCCCGCTCTGCCCTCTGCTGCTCCGCTTTCGGCCTTGACCGAATCGGTCGCATCGGTGCCCGAATTTTCGGAAGCCTACTATCGGCCGCGCGTTGAGGGCATGCCCGAAACCGCGCCGATATACGACGGAATAAGAAGCGTAAACAGAATGGAAAGCGTGGCCGCCTGCATCAAAGGCCGTAAAGGCTGCGATTGCTATACCGATTTCGGTACGAAAGTTTCAATCAAGCTCGAAACCTGCCGCGATTGGGCAGAAAACGGCCTTCCGTTCAATCCGTACAGGCGGGAAGGGGTAAGCATGGCCGAAGGTCAAAACGCTCGCATTTCGCAACCTGACGCAAATACGGGCGGGGGTGGGGTTTATGTCATGGGCGGCAAAGACAAATTGACACTACTGCCTGATTATTCCAAAGGCCCTTCGGCGCAGTAAGAAAGGCCGTCTGAAATTTTCAGTCGGCCTTAATTTTTTAAGTATCCTAAGGGTGGGTGGCGATTGTGCCGGAGTGGTTCGAATTCGATACATCGCCGTTTTGTTTCGGGATTTTTGCGGAAGCAATCCCCTTCCGTGATAAATCCGAAAAAAACGGCGGAATTCGGACGGCGTAG